CAGACAAGGGTACTTCCCTTGAGAACCAAGTACAACGCATAAAAGAGTACGCCAAGAAGAAAGGGTTAACCTTAGAGCATATATACGAGGATGCCGGTTTCAGTGGTAAGAATACCAATAGGCCGGCATTCAAGGAGATGCTTGAAAGAATTGATAAAGGGGGAGTATCCGCTTTGATCGTATGGCACTCTACACGTTTCGCTAGAAACTTACGTGACTTCATTAATCATATGGCAGACCTGGAGAAAAAGAAAGTAAAGTTCTATTCCATAGAGGAGCCTGAGATGAGTGGTTCTTCAGGAAAGGCAATGCGTAATCTAATGGCTGTATTTGCAGAGTATCAATCCGATGTTACCGGTGATCACACAAGATCTGTCAAGCACAATCTAAAAAAGAATAAGAAAGTATACTGCCCTAACCCACCTCTTGGTTATCAGAATGTAGAGGGAAAACTAGTAAAGGATCCTTTCTATTATAATATCGCTCAGATAATAATCGAACAATATAATAGCGGTACATCTCTATGGAAGATAGCAAAGGGGCTAAACGATAAAGGGATCAAAGGGAATAAGGGTGGCAAGTTCTATCCATCAACAATCAAAAAAGTAATAACAAATAATATATACGATGCTAATAACTAAACAAGACTTTCAATTACTAGAAGAAGTTCTATTTGCTATTGAGGAATCATCAGGCATATCAAGAAAGTTCTTCATCAAGAAAAGAACAAAAACAGCCTTGGCAATACTACTTAGACAAATTGCTATATACATGTTAAGGAACCAAGGAGGTTTCGGGGTGGCCGAGATAGGACATCTAGTAGGTGGTTATCATCACTCCACTATCATTCACAACATCAAGAAGATGGAGCAAATGATTCAGTTCCCTAATATGTACAAAAAAGAAATGGCTATGTATAATGAAGTAATGAAGGAGTATAATGGACAACAAGACCAAGAAGTTATTTGAGTATCTACTAGTCAAGGTATGTGGTGAAATACCTGATGAGGTTAAGCCATACCTATCTACTCAGTCTTTTGTGCCTCCTACGTATAGTGAGGTGGAGAGTTATTTAAGAGAACAGAATGTTCTGAGTCCCAAAGAAAATGCCGAGAAGTTCGTAGACTTCTACGAGGCAAAGGGATGGATGATCGGTAAAAACAAAATGAAAAACTGGAAGTCAGCAATAAAAACATGGAAGCTAGAAAAAAAGGGAAAGATATTTTAATAGATGCGTTCTATTGGATCACATACCTAGTATCATCATATTACGGTTTCAAATTCTTTTTACATATACATGGAGCAATTTAATTCAGACAAACTAAAAAAGACTATAGACGAGTTCTATGAAGTTAAGACCAAGAGCGATAAGGTGTGGGCAAGGAAGTGTTTCTCTTTTATAGCATACAACTTTTCAAGCCTAACGATTGAAGAGATATCAAAAGAGTACGATGCAAAAGAAGCCCTCATACTTAAGGATATACAAGACTTCACCAAGATATACCTCAACCACAGGGAATGCATATCTGATATAAATGAAATAACAGAGAAAGCATTATGACGTATCGTACACTAATGATGGCTTGTGCAGCTCACAGAAAAAAAGGAGAGAAAGTAGTTGAGATCAATGTTAATCCTTTACTGTATAGCAAATACAAGATTAAATCAATAACCTATGACAATGAGGTAATCCCAATAATATCTTCTGGATGGAAAGAAACAGAAGGATATCACTACAAGGAGTTACAAACATCAGAAGGGGTTTTAATAATCCGAGAGATGACATATCGAATTATATAATATATTTGCAGGTTCATGAACTCATACAAATTACAAGCAAACGGGATTAACTTAAGAGGCAAGCAGTCAGGTCAGATTAAAACAGTCTGCCCAAAATGCTCTGCAGATAGGAAAAAGAAAAACGATCCATCTTTATCTGTGGATATAGACAATGGAGTGTGGAACTGTCACCACTGTGGGTGGAGTGGAGGTGTGAATGAATTTGTTCGTCCTGAGACCCGACAGGCATTGACCAGTGACTCTATATACAATCACTTCCGCAAAAGATTAATCAAGGACGATATTGTTAAGCAGTTCCAAGTAGGGCAATCTAAAGAGTGGATGCCACAGGACCAAAAAGAACATAATGTAATCTGCTTCAATTATTACATGGATGGCGAACTGATTAACATCAAGTTCAAAACATCAAGTAAGATGTTCAAGATGGTCAAGGACGCTATGAAAATACCGTACAATATTGACAGCATAAAGGATCAGGACTACGTGATTATATGTGAAGGAGAAGAAGAGTGTATGGTATGGACACAGGCTGGTTACTCATCAGTTATATCCTGTCCGAATGGGGCAAGCAAGAATAATAATAATCTAGAATGGCTAGATCGTGTATACGAAAGACTTGAAGATAAGCAAATATTCCTAGCCACTGATAACGATGAGCCAGGCAGAAAGTTGCAACACGACTTAGCTAGGCGTTTCTCGTCTCACGATGTACGCATCATCAATATCCCACTCAAAGATGCTAATGATGTACTCATAGACACAGGCATCGAAACACTTCAAGAATTGTATAGGTCTGCTAAGCCATTGCCTGTAAAGGAAATATCACGGGCCTCAGAATACTTTGACCTTGTAAAGTCATACAAGAAAGATGGATACCCTGTTGGATCTAAGGTAGGATTGTTTCGTACCGATTTACTTATATCTTGGAGCCGTGGTGAACTGGTTGTTCTCACAGGTGTTCCTGGCATGGGTAAGACTACCTGGTTAGATTACATGTACCTTAGGCTAGCATACAAAGAGAATTGGAAGTTTGGTATATTCTCACCTGAGAATACAGCCCCTCTTAAAATCACTCGCATGGCTGAGCAAATGATGGGCATGACTATGGCAAATCAGAATGAGATGCAAACCAATCACGCCCTTAACTTTATAGATAAGCATTTCTTCTTTTTCAATATTGAGGAGATGAATGATTACAATATAGACAGCATACTAGCAACAGCTAAGATGATGGTTCAGAGACACGGTATTGATTGCCTATGTTTGGATCCATTCAATTACTTAGAGCAAGAAGGATCTGAATCTGCACACGAGAAGATAGGTCTTCTACTTAGAAAGCTAAAGAAATTTGCTACCGTAAACGATGTAAATGTAACCTTGGTAGCACACCCAAGAAAGATGGAGAAGACAGGCAATCAGTATCACGTACCTCGTATGTATGATATCAGTGGGTCTCATCACTTCTTCAATGTACCTGATGTGGGCATGGCTATACACAGAGACTTCGAGACAGGCTCAGTAAGTTTATACGTTCAAAAGGTCAAGTATCATTTCCGTGGGCAGATAGGATCTACGGATTACGTATTTGATATTAATACCGGTAGGTATGGAGAGAACGATTCCTTTGATGTATTATACGATAAGTAATGGAAGTATTAGGTATACCTTGGGAGTGGAAGAATAAAGGCAGGTACAAAGAAAGAGTGCCTGAGAAAAAACCTGTGGTTATGGTGCAGGTTGAAGACCCAGCACATATCCTATACGATAAACCTATATATTATCTGAGACCCGATAACCAAGGTAAGAACTTCTATCACCTATCGGGTGGATGGTCAAAGCTATGCGATTTTGACGATATAAAGATGTTTGTCAATAGAGGAGATGTTTACGTTCGTAAAGAGAATGAAGATTATAAATAAAAAAAGAATAGGTTTAGTTGTAATTGATGATCTGTACGAAGAAGAGGATGTAGAGGAGAACACCCCTTACATGGGGATAACCAGGAACAATATAGATATCAAGGTTATCCTTCTGGCTATGAGAGAATATATGCTGGATAAGAAACTTAAATTCACTAATGACTTTCATGTTAAAGGCAGTGATGTAATCGTGCCTTCTCTTAAGAATACATTTTCTCTAGAATATGTAGGTGACTATATTATTTTTAGAAATGGCAAGTTTAGATCGCATAGGATCCCTTGCACATTTGATGAAGACGGGCAAGTATCTATGGAAGTCATAGACTACATAGTAGCCCTAGTTGAACACTTGCAGCTCAATTAATCTTAACCTCTTTCCATACCCTAACGTAACGCCCATTCCTCAACTCAAGAACCGGTATGGTTTTCTTTGAAGGCTTCACAGCAGCTTCATTCTGCTTGTGCCTTTCTATAATGTTCTGATGCAATATTTCACAAGCCACCATGGCATCCACAATATCCGTATTCTCCACTAGGTAATTCTTTGCCTCCTCAATGATTTCCTGGAACCATATCAAATCCGTATAGTAGTTTAAGTAATCTACTAGATACCTATTACCTCTCTCAGATGTGTGATCGCTCTTGTAGTAGCCAAACATATCCTCCTTCTTGTGAAATCCTTTACCTAGATTAATTGGTTTCTTGGCTAGTAGCTTGAGTTTATTTAATTGCTTGTACTTCTCAAGGACCACGCCACCTCTATTAATCTCTAGCATTGCTATGGCATTATTATAGTACTCCTGTAGTAGTACCATATTGTTTATGATTTGGTCTGGATCTGAGTCCCGTTCGTAGTAGAAAGCTACGTATTCATTGGTGTCTATATCCTTTATCACAATGGCTTGCTTAGATCCATCTCCCATACTTTTGGAGACAAAAGGGATAGGGTCAATACCTGCTATGTACGTATGATTCTTAAGTGGCCTATGCAAAAAACGCATATTACTAGTCAAGTCTGGCTTAATCTGAATAACTCCATTAACATCCCTGTATAGGGTTGACTTCTCTATTTGCGGCTTCTCGCTTAAGATTATTCGTTCCTGGGTATTTAGCTTATCAATGATATGCTTAGGTAAGTTACCTTGTGCGCTGAAAGAGAATACCTCTTGTATATCCAATGGATATTGCTTGATAAAAGAGTTTAAGAAAGACTTGTCTTCTATCTTATCTAGTTTATCACGTGTTTTTAATATCCACTCTCTTGCACCTTCTTTATCTGAATGCCCATTATGACAGAAGTTTATAATTTTCCCTGTGGGAGTTCCTTTGTCGTCCAGCTCTGGAGCTTCCATGATACCCATATCTCCTGGCAAAAACACAGTCAGAAGGTTCAGACTCTCTGCGTTATCCCACAGATTCATGGCTAGCTTTTGACCAACGCTTGTTGACTCACCAGCACTACCACCAATTACAATGGGTGCAATCTTAACAAAGCCAGACTTAACACTTGCTTGAGCAGACTTAAATACCTGATCCGCTTTA